CCCCTGGTGGGTTGTTTATTTAACGTAGAACAACAAACTACATTTGTGCCCTGACGGGCGGAGCCCCCCTGTGTCACCACAGGGGGGCGGAGGTCACGCTCCATTTTCACAAGCCACCGCACATTGTAGGATGGTCACACCGTCGTGTACTGGACCAGCAAGGTCTGGTTCATCAACCTATACCATGTGTTAAATGAGAGGGTGATAGATAGCAACGCCCTTATGCAAGGCAATTGTTTTTCTATGGTTCTCCATCTTTTTAAGGATGGCCTTCTCAACGTCTTCATACTCCAAGCCGTAGATAGTCTAGAATTGTAGTTTTGCACATTTTGGTACATCACCATATGTGTTTGCCTACTTGCGATAAACCACGTCAGGATCGTTGGTGTACATACGAAGTTGTCTATTCAACTCCTCCGCGTTCCACCTCTTATCCTTACATACTTTAACCCAGTTGGTAAGCTACTAGTCTTCTAAAATTTCCACGTACTTGTCGCAGACAGCTCGTACAATTGGTATTGTTGATGCCTAACAGTATCCGGTTATGACAGCTCCTCTCATGTTTTGTTCTCTCTGGATATCAGATATCGGTCCTATAGTAGTCGCATGACGCTCCAACCACCTTGTTGGTTTAACGCCCAATGTCCACGCACCTGGTTCTGTCACATCGTCTTTCTGTTGCCAGAACCGCTGTGAGCAGAATTCAGAATGCCAGATGCTTTCCCGTATCGTTAACTTGCTCTTGAAACCAAGTTCCAAAAGTGCAGCGACATATCCACCTTTCTTGACGAAATCCTAGAACCTAATATGTGCACATGTTAGGTTATCATCACCTAACATAATTGCACAAAAATCAAGTTCCGGATCATCAAAAGAGATGTCCATGACACTACACTTTCTTTACCTGGCCAATTCACAAGCGAATACATACGCGTTAGCCAATCCGTTGACAATGGTGTTTCCACAAGATGTGTTGGGGTCACCCGATTTTCTATTCCCTTCCAACTCATACAAATTCCCAAAGCCATCATATCCGATGGTGTATAGCTGACTATTTAGCACGTATTTGGCCCAGTTAATCGTAGGATTATTGAGCATAGGTAGCTTGCAGCATTTTACTCCGAATGCATCGTAGATGTCGAATTCGGCTTTGAGAGCATGTGATGAGATGGTGCTATCGAACTGGGTGTAATCATTCTCAAAAAGAAAATGATTGTTGAGTTGTACTTTAGCCACTTAAGCGCGATACCATTCACCAATTTCACTAGGCAACATTGAGCAAGCATAAACAAGTTTATGCTTAACGTTCCAGTTGCTATGAAGCTTGGCCACAAAGGCGCGCATCCATGGACCGAGGAGTATGTTCGCTAAACCACCAACTGCTTAAATTGGTCGTCTAACGTACACCTGTCCCCGTTTTCCAAGATTCTCATTCTTAGTCAGGAATTTCCTATCACACGATTGATCTACATCGTGTTGGTCAAATGGCGCGTTCTGATACTTTGACACAACTTTCTCCAGTATTCCCCGTTTGGAAGCAGTAAATGGATGTATCCATGACAGATAGTCCATTGGAGCTACAGTTGTAGTATCAGTGAAGATTTTCTTAAAGTTCTTTCGAACCCAAGCTCGACACTGCAACCATGCATCAGCATTTGGCTTTGGTACTTCTGCAACGACTTTTTATCGCATGCAATCAACACTAGCAGCAGCATCCCCAACGCCAACTACTGGTAATCCAGTAGCGACGGTGAGGCCACTAACACTAATGCCAACTTTTGGCACCTAATCCATAGACTGATCCACAACTACAATGTTTGAGTTTGGATTTTACTACTTTACTTCTTCACGCGGCAAATTTCGTGTTTACATCACCACGTCGACCAACACATCCTTCTCCATGTAATCTACATGATCATGTGTTGATAGTACATTTTCCTTTTCAGCACCCGTTTTGTTCTTTAGAACGTTAGAGGCTTTGATGTCCAAATGAGGTTGAACTAGCGTGCTGGCGGCAAACTTAAACGAGTGGTCTTATGGGTCACCATGTTCAGTACTAAGAAAAGATGCTTCCACCTACTTCTTAGTCCATCCAAATGTATCTGTGAACCAATATTAGACACTCTTCCAAAAACCTGGTCGGTCAAACGCTCTACTAATTTCTGCATCATACTCATCTTGCTTGAACATGATTCCACGCAACATAGTCACTGCTTCTGTTTCCTACTCAATGAACATGGACATTGCTATGCATGGTGCATACATCACATAGTAAGTCTAATCGAACGGTGAAAAGTTTTTCAACGGATCCGACTAGCATTACTACAAGGCTTTTGCAGTCATGACTTTAAATGTGTCCAAATTTCTAGGTTTATGTAGGTGTTACCTCGCCAAAGTTAATAGGCTGGAAACAGGCATATGAATAGTGTTGCGCTCATCAATAAATGAGATTTACTGTTGCGTCTTAAGTATCGTCGCATTCTTAAGTACCAGTGGTAAGACGTCGCCAAACGCCGCTAGTTTCACCTCCCTAACATTCGTCACGTAGTTTTGTGCCCTTCTCAACACGTCATCTATACCCGTTGGTATATAATGACGTGGTGGTAACACTGTCGTAGTATAGGTGAACTGATAGATCTCCGTGAAGCCAATCGTAGCAACTTTAAACCACACCAAAGAACCAATCTTTGATGTGAGTTGTTACTCTTCAAGCCAATCAAGAGCATTATGCTCATAATTACCGAGATTCCCTTCAGCGAACATTGCCACTCTTCCACCATGTCGTCTCTCATACTTGATCTCATACTTATCCTTCTTTATGTGGTACATGCTACCAGCAAAAGAAGGAAAACGATGCACACTAAAGAGCCCTTTGTTGCATTTAAACTTGACAAACATGAATAATATATCCACAGGATCAATGTAGTAAAGTACATCTACACCCATGATGGCATCATAGGCTTCATTACATTTACA